GTAGGTCCTCTGGGGTGGGGGCGCGAAACGCCGGGCGGGTTCCCCCCGCCCCGGTCGAACTCTCCACGGATGCTACCCATAGATCCCTCTATGGATGCTACCCATAGATCCCTCTATGGATGCACTCCATACAGAGCACATCCATAGAGCCTCATGTCTGAGGCCCCCTCTGGAGACTAGTGTTTCTTGTTGTAACGATGCACGAGGACCATGATGAGGATGAGGATCACGAAATCTCCTTGGAGTGAATGAGATAGAGGGCTCTCGCCCTCTATGGATTTACTTCACCCAGGGATTGGCGATGCCCTTGGCCTTCATCTCCTTGTGGATGTGCTTGAAAGTGAATTCAAGGCGACATGAATACACTTGGCCGTAGGACAGGCCAAGCTTGGCGGCGGCATCCTTGTGCTTGGTCTTGGCCTCGGCCCCAGTCAAGATGTTACGAGCATCATCATCTGTCATTTCCCGAGTGGCATCATTCCGCTTGGGTTGGACCGCCGTTTCAAGTTTCTTGAGGGCTTCCTCCTGGATTTGAAACTTGGTTTCGAAAGCCTTGAGGAGCTCTTGCTGCTGGAGGATCAGGGCGGTGAGTTCTTGGGTGGACAGCTTTTGGACGGTAGATTGGTCAGACATGATATGCTCCAAAGTGGATGAGTGGTTCAATGGGACAGGATGCCGAAGAACATGAACCATTGTTCATCGGTCAGGGTGAGGAGGGAGATTTCCATTTTGTATTCCTTGGGTGGGTTGGTATGTAGTAATTATACAGTCAGAATGTGTATACAAGTTGCTTTACAATGTAAAGAATTGTAACTGACTTGGAATTCTGAGTGTGGAGGGGTTGCATGCTGGTATTATACAGTCAGAATCTGTATACAAATCAGTTTACAATGTAATGAGATGTAATAGGAATTAGTTACATATTGTTAATGATTATTACACAATGTTACACTTATTGGTTACAATGTATTACATACTATTACATATAGATACAGTTTATTACATATGATTACATAGTATTACATACTATTACATCTATTACATATAGATACATCTATTACATGTATTTCAGTTACAATGTATTACATATTATTACATATTATTACATTCTAATACAATTAATTACATATTATTACATATTAGTTACAAATGATTACATTCTATTACACATTATTACACTTAGTTACACTTAAAGGTTACAAAGATTTACATTTGGTTACAATTAGTTACAAGGGGCCCTGAATCCTGCTGGGCTCGAGGCCCTGATCACCAGGTATTTTGAACAGATATCAAGTAAAACAGTGTTTAACACAACGCTCGATGTTCGAGGCACTATGTTCTATGTCCGAGGTACTTAGTACGATATCCAAGGTACCTAGTACGAAGTGCAACGGACTACGTGTGAAGTACTTCATATGATGTCCTTAAAATACTTTTACAATATTTTGATGAACCCTGGATCAATTCATAACTAATTATGATCAAAACATTGTACAAATACGTTAACAGGTGGTAAAATATTTATAGTAGGAAATTGTATGAACAGACTCACATCCATCGTCAAGATTCGATCAGCTTCTGAACAAGCCTTGGCTTTAGTTCAGAGAGAATTTCCTGACTACCATCCACTAGTGTCATTGGCAAGACTTGCTCATAAAGAAGAAGTCATCAATGATCCACGATTAGAAATAGAAGTCCATAAGTGTATTCTGCCTTATGTTGCTCCAAAACTCTCATCTGTCGAAGTAAAAGAAGAAGCATCCGAAGATAGAAGAGTCATTGTCAGTTTGTTTGAACCAATGGCATTGGACAACGGTAATGTCGTTGATGTGCAAATACCACTGATATCAGAAGAATCTGATATCTATAAATTAGACTAATTGCTGACGAATCAACTTTGAAGGAATCACCATGACTGCAATCATTCGCTCTCTCATCCCACTGGAACAAACCCTGGATTCAGTGGCATTGCCTGCTTGGGGCACACAAACTCGTGCAGCGTCCACTGCTGCATTAGTTGCCGCCGTGGCAGCCAAGACCATTCAGATGGACATTGTTGCTGATACAGGATCTGTTGATGCGGCAGCTGAAACGGTATATGTGTATACACCGTTGACCGGTGTGACACAGGCCATTCCCGAAGATGCGGAGGTTGTGCACGTGGTGCCTGCAGGTACGATCGCAGCTCTCACGCTGACCATGCCTGTTGCACCGTACGACGGTCAAGAGGTTGTGATCACCTTCGATCAAATCGTGACGTCATTGACTCTGACAGCCACGCCGAATACCATCAAAGGCGCGCTCACTGCCGGCACTGCTCAGGGCTTCGGGCGTTGGAGATATCGCACCGCAAATACGACTTGGTACCGCGTCGGTTAATGTGTGATAGAGGGTAGCTCATAAGGCTACCCTCGCTGCTTTGGAGAATCGTATGACAGTTATTGTCACATCATTAGTCAATTACGCACAGTCAATAACCATTGAAGGTTTTAATGAGCTCGAATTAGGCCCATATAAGACAATGGAATTTGACGAAGTATTTGCTGCGCTTACGACATTGCAAAATGAGCGTAAGATTTCGTTATCTGAATATATTGATAACCATAAGCTTGATGGAAATGAAACTCTGTTAAGAGTTTATCTAGGTGAAACAGATCCATTAACGATGGTGATCCCTGATAATGTGGAGATCGTGGTATTCCTGGAATCAAGTATCGATAATCTGACTATCACACTGCCAGCGAATCCGCGGGATAAGCAGAAACTGACGTTGTCATTCTGCGCATCAGTCAATGATGTAGCATATACTGCTGGACCGAATATCATTCAGCCTATCACCAATGGGTCAAGTGGTACAGCTCGAACTTTCATGTGGTTAGCGCGTGATGCAACATGGATACCACTCAGTTGAAAGAGTAACATGGATCAAATTGTTTCTCAAATAGCTACCACTGGTAACTTAGCAGTACTTGTGTTAATGGTAGTTTGCGGAGGTCTTTATAAGATGCTCCGTGAAGAAAGAGTTTTAGAGAGACAATCCAGACGAGAGGATGTGCAACATTGCGTAGAAGCAACTAATCGACAAACCGAAGCTGTAATAGAACTTACAAAGGCTTTAACTGAGTTACGTCTAGATGCTGCGAAGAAGTGATCCCATGTTTCAGAAGATACTGAAGCTGTTAACTCCAAGCTGTGATCAGCTGCTTACATATAAAGTCGTGCAATCTGATTACAATAGTCGTGAAGCTCATACCAGACTCATGTCAGAGTTAAATAAGTGGAAGCAGAATGAGTGTGGTGTGAAAGTCATTGATGTGAAACCCTATGGCAGTAGAGTTCAAGCTTTATAAGAAACAGCAACGCGCTTTAATGTCGCTGGCCCAAGAAATATTATACGGCGGGGCGGCTGGTTCTGGTAAAAGCTACATGATGCGTGTACTAGCAATAGTATTATGCATGGAGATTCCTCATATAAAGATATTTCTGTTTCGGAGAATGTATAAAGAATTATACATTAATCATGTATTTTCTCCAGATGGCTTTTTAGTAATGTTAAAGCCATTCATAGATAGAAAAGAAGTTGTCTTTAATAAGTCTGATGGCGTATTCAATTTCTATAATGGGGCCCAGATTTATTTGTGCCATGCTCAACACGAAGCAGATATTAACGGTTATCTAGGTGCAGAAATCCATTGTCTGTTGATTGATGAAGCTACTCAATTTACAGAGAAGATGATTCGATTCATTAGAACACGTGTACGTTTAGGTGGCTTGAATATACCAGATCGTTGGAAGAAGTTACTTCCAAAAATAATTTATGGGACTAATCCTGGTGGGATTAGCCACTCATATTTCAAAAAAGGTTTTGTATCACATGGCGAAGGTCATGTGTATAAAGCTCCACCTCAAGATGGCGGTATGACGAGAGAATTCATACCAGCTAAATCCAATGAAAATGTAGTGATGTTGCGTAATGACCCTAACTACGGCGAACGTATTATGGGTCTGGGCGATGATCGATTAGCTCAGGCTTACCTCGACGGTAACTGGGATTTAGAAGAGGGTAATGCCTTTAGTGATTTGTGGGATGCAAATGTACATGTGGTGCAGTCTATTGAGGTGCCACGCACTTGGAAAATAGATAGATCTCACGATTATGGTTACTCTGCTCCAGCAGGCACATTGTGGTGGGCTGAGAGCGATGGTACGTATTGTGTACTGAATAACAAGCGAATGATTGTGCCAAGGAAATCACTAATACTGATTTCTGAGCAGTATTTAGCCGATAAAGAAGATAAAGGTCTAAAACTGTTACCTAATGAAATAGGTAAACGTATCAGCGATCATGAAGATATGAATGGATTAAAGGGTCGCATTGCTACAGGACCCGCTGATCCATCAATATTCAATAAAGATAGAGGCATGCGTAGTATTCATGATGAATACATAAAATATGGCAGTAGATTTTCGAAGGGCGATAATAGACCAGGTAGCAGAGAGCGTAGTTTTGTGCTATTTAGGCAGATGCTTAAAGCTGCAGTAGTACGTAATATTGAGCAACCATGGTTATTAGTAACTAGAGGGTGTGTCAATATGATTTCACAGATACCAGAATTACCAATTAGCCCTGAAAATCCTCAAGATGTATATACTGGGGCAAATGACCACCTGTATGATGCAGGTCGTTATAGAGTATTAAAGAGTCAGTTGGTTGCAGGCACGCAAGAAGTAAGCGGTACTTAAGGAGCCGATATGTCATTGCAATTAGTTCTCAATAGAATCGACTGTAATGATTTCATGACTATAGGCGAAATCTATATAGATGGCAAATTCCAGTGTTTTACTTGTGAAGATGTTGTAAGGCATCCAGGTGTAAAAGTACCTGGTAAAACAGCTATTCAAGCTGGTACATATGAAATATTTGTCACAATGTCCAACAGATTTAAGAGAATGCTGCCTCTATTAGTCAAAGTGCCAATGTTCGAGGGTATAAGAATTCACCCAGGTAATACTGCTCTAGATACTGAAGGATGTATTTTACCTGGCATGATTAGAACACCTAATGGGGTAGGCAGTTCACGAGTTGCATTCGAAGGTCTATTTCAGAAAATTAATGAGGCTAGATCTAGAATGAATCAAGTCTTTATTACCATAAATAACACTTTTGAAAATTAATCATGGCTAAAGACCTTAAGAAATTCGCTCACCCCGATTACATATGTAATTATCCAGATTACAAACGTCTGAGAGATTGTTTTCAAGGTGAAAGAGCTATTAAAGAAGCTGGTGTATGTTATTTACCCAAACTGAAAGCTCAATCATTAGAAGATTATGAAAATTACAAGTTAAGAGCACTGTTTTTCCCTATTACAGGTAAGACTGTTAGCTCAATGATTGGGATGGCTACTGCTAAACCGCCCAAAGTATCATATCCAGACTTGCTTGAACCTTATTTTAAGGATTCAGCTCAGAATTACCAGTTTACTGAATTTTACATGAGTGTGTTCACTGAAGTCACACTTATGAGTAGATTTGGAGTACTCATTGATGCGCCAGTTTCAGAGGGCGAGCCAATATTAGTACAATATATTGCTGAAAACATTGTTAATTGGGAGACTGATAGCAATGGTAAACTTACAATGTTATTACTACGAGAACATCGTAGAGTGGCAACAGGCGAAAGATTTGAATCTAAGTACGAATGTATTTATAGACATTGCTATTTACTAGATGGCATATATGCTGTAGAAGTACTTAATGAAGATTTGGAGTTGTTAGAAGCGCCTATTTTCCCACAGTTTAGTGGTGAAAACATTGATTATATACCTTGGACGCCATTCAGTGCAGCAGGTGTCCACATGCAAGTGGATAAATCTCCAATGCTGGATATTGCCACTATCAATGTATCCCATTATTTGACAAGTGCTGACTTAGAATGGGGTCGCCATATGGTTGGATTACCTACACCTGTTGTATCAGGTGTAGATAGCTCAACAAGTCTTCATATCGGTGGAACTGCGGCTTGGATACTACCTCCTGCAGAAGCTAAAGCCTATTTCCTTGAATTTTTAGGCGAAGGTCTTGCATCATTAGAAAAAGCTATGACTGAAAAAGTAGCTCTGATGGCAAGTATTTCAGCTAGAATGATTGATAATTCAGCAAGAGGATCTGAATCACCAGAAACAGTTAAGCTCAGATATATGAGTGAAACAGCCTCATTGCTGCATATCATTTCTTCAGTAGAAACCGGCCTAACTTTAATGTATAATATGTTGGCCAGATTGAAAAAGGTTAATGAAGAAGTATCTATTAAGATTCCAAGAGATATTCTTGGAGCGGGTATAACGTTCAAAGATTTGTCAATACTGTTTGAAGCATATCTCAATGGTTCAATAAGCAAGGAATCATTGTTATATAATCTGCGTAGGTTGGATGCACTTGATCCAAACCGAACAGATGCACAGGAGTTAGAAGCTATTCAGGCTGCACCTCCTAGAACAACTCCATCACCAGCTGCTAATGCTACTTAAGGACTGAAATCATGGGTTTGAAATTCACTATTGCTAAGTTAGACGAAGTTCCTGAAGCTGTACGTACAATGTACAAACAGGAAGGAAATGTGTTTGTACTCGATGTCGATGGCGTCGTAGCCAAAGACAAGGTTGACGAGTTTCGTAACAACAATATCCAATTGCAACAGCAACTGGATAAGTTGAAGCATATCGATCCAGAGAAGTACAAAGAACTGGTTACCCTCGATACTCAAGTGAGAGAGGGTGAACTCATCAAGGCAGGTAAACTTGATGAAGTAGTAAATCTTCGAGTAGGCGAGATGAAGCGTACCTATGAGACTGAGAAAGTAAGTCTCACTGGTCAATTGTCCACTGCTAATGCACAATTAGCCATGCTTCTGATTGATAATGCGGTTAAGAATGCCGCTATCAAGAATGGCGTGGTTGATACAGCTGTAGATGACCTGGTACTGCGTGCTAGATCTACTTACGCTCTTGAAAAAGGTGTACCAGTAGCAAAAGATGAGAAAGGTAATGTGATTTACGGGAAAGACGGTGCAACACCAATGCCTATTGAAGATTGGATGGTAGGGTTGAAGAAGACGGCCCCGCACTTGTTCCGTGGATCCACTGGATCTGGTGCTAATGGCGGTAAACACCTGGGAGCAGTCGACATGAGTAAACTTACTCCGTCACAAAAAATCTCATTTGGGATTTCTCAAGGTGGATTAGTAGGCAAGTTACCTACTGAATCCTAAATGTCCTCGATCAAAAGTGTGTACAAACTGAGCAAAATAATTTATAATGTACACATACGCGTAGTTCTTAGGGCCTGAGAACTATCTGAGTCATTAATGAACCCTTGGTAAGGGTTCATCAATGCCTAAGGCCCTCCGGTGGAGGGAAAGTTGGCGATCACGTCATTTTCACTTCATCGGAGCATTCACATGCCGTCACTCACTCTAGTCGAAGCCGCGAAGATTCAGCAAAATCCACTCATCCAGGGTGTGATTGAATCTATCGTCACAGTCAATCAGATGTACGCAGTACTGCCTTTCGATCAGATCGTTGGCAATGCACTGTTGTATACTCGTGAAAACGCAATTGCAGGTGTCGCGCCAGTTGGTATCGGCGGTGGCAGCAATACTGTTCCTGCAGGTGCGAAGACTCCAGCTACATTCACTCCGGTTACAACGCCTCTGAAGGCGTTGATCGGTGATGCGCTGGTTGATCACTTCATCCAAACAACCATGGGTACCCAGAATGATCAGCAAGGGGTGCAGATTGCATCCAAGGCTAAGGCACTGGGTCGCGAGTACCAACGCCAGTTCATCCTGGGCGACAGTGCGGTTGATCCACTGGAATTCGATGGTTTGAACAAGCTCATGCCAGCGGCTCAAATTGTTGAAGGTGCTTCTGCAACTTTGACCCTTGAAATGCTGGATGAACTGATGTCTTTGGTCAAGGCCAAGGATGGTCAAGTGGACTTCTTGCAAGCGCCTGACATGGCTATTCGCAAGTACATGTCTATCCTGCGTAGTGCTGGTGGGGCTACCATGGCTGAATTCAGAACCATGCCTGATGGTTCTCAAGTCATGTTTTACCGAGGCGTACCATTCTTCAGAAATGACTGGATTCCAATCGTGAATGGTGGTGGCGCAGTTCGTACCACTGACATCTACGCTGGTTGTTTCGATGATGGTTCTCGCAAGGTGGGCATTGCCGGTCTTACCAGTCAAGTGCAATCAGGCATCTTTGTGACAGGTGTTGGTGAAGCTGAAGATACCAACGACACAATCACTCGCTTGCGGTTCTACAGCTCCATGGCCATCTTCAGTGAACTCGGCATTGCCAAGCTGAATGATGTGAAGGTTCAAGGCTAATCATGAGCCTCACGGTCGTCACTACGCCATTAGATCCACTGTGCAACTCATACGTGAGTTTGGCGGAGATGCTGGCGTACGTGACCGACCGTGTACCTGATTCAGCTGTACTAACTGCTTGGAATGCCCTCTCAACGGATCTAAAATCTACTTATGTAGTCAATGCAAGTAGATCTATAGATTCATTTACAACTTGGATAGGTGATAAATATTCACGTGATCAACGATTAGATTGGCCACGTGTTAATGCATATATAGATGGATTTATTCTTGATGAGATAACTTTTCCGGATCGTGTTAAAGAAGCTACATGTGAAATGGCTATCTTTAGCATGCAGAATAACGGTGTGATATCTGTTTCACAGAATGCAGCTCTAGATTCTGTAAAAGTAGGGCCAATAACTGTAGATTTTAATGAAGATGTAGGAGGCTCTGCTGAGAAGTATTTCCCAGACATAGTAGCCTATTTATTATCAGATTATGGCTCTGTCAATAACCCCGATTTACCTAACTCTAGAACCATTAGAGTTGCAAGGTTAATGCGTGCTTAAAGATCAAGTTCTGAATGCAGTCGTAAGTGCTAAATTAGCTTTGCAAGATTTAGCAGTCGATGCAATTCATATTGAACAAGGTGAAATTACATATATTCCAGGAACTACTCCAGATTACTCTACGGAATCATCTACACCTGTTAAAATCGTAATCACTAATTACGATGATAAAGAAATTGACAATGACAGGATAATGTCTACAGATCTTCAAGGAATAATATTTTTTGAAGGTACAGATATTACTAACGAACCAAAACCTAATAGTGTCATTAGAGTTACATCATTAAGTACAGATTACAGGGTTATAAATGGTAAAAAGATACTAGTAGGTAATAGAATTGCCATATCTATATTGCAGTTAAGACATACAATTACAGTATGATTTATGTAACTACGATTTCATCTGGATGGCCCTCGAAAGAGGATCTAGATGAAATCGCAGAATCTCAAGTCAAAGAAGTCACTGGTGACATATTTCGCACTGCCGTGAAATTATCACCAGTCTATACTGGTGCATTTCGAGCAAGTTGGCGAGTAAGTTTCAATGAAGCCAGAACCGATGTGACTAAAGGATTTACGCCATCTAACCCAATACGTGGTGCACAATTTAGGTGGCCATCAGGTTTTAAGTTAGGCGATACTGTAATCATATCTAACAATCAACCTTATGCAGACTTGATTGAGTATGGTGGATGGTCTAATCAAGCTCCTTATGGTGTGTTAAGACTTGCAATAGCTTTTGCAACACTCAAGTGAAATATCATATAGTCCAAAAAGCTTTAGAGACTTTCGTTAAGACGAACTGGACTGTTACGGCTATTCAATATGATAATGTAGCTTTTAATAGCGAAATATATACTCAATACATCAGTTGCAATATTGTTTTTGGTGAAGGTGTATCAAGAACAGTTACAAGAGGTTGTTACAGGCAATTTGGCTTATTAATCATAACTATTTATACCAAATCGTCCACAGGATCAAATAACAGATTGACATTGGCTGCAGCAGCTGTAACAATGTTGACCCATAAAGAAGTTCCACCAATTACACCTGACACAACGCCTATAGTGAGTTTGAAAGTCCCTAGTCTACATTCTGATAATTCAGAGAAAAGTGGATGGGTCAGAACTCAAGTAAGTTGCCCCTTCTACTACGATTTGGAGTTTTAACATGTCCTCAGCCGACCTCACAGTACTGCGTTATATTGCTGAATCCACAATTGGCGTTACGCCAGATGATTCAGTCAGAGCCACTGGCACACTCACCGGCTCGGCCAATCTTTCAGACACCGAAACTGTTACTATTGGTTCAAAGGTTTACACCTTCCAAACCACACTTACTAATGTGGATGGCAATGTCAAGATCGCTGCATCACTGGCATTGACCCTTGTTAACCTGCTGAATGCCATCAACTTGGACGCAGGTGTACCGGGTACAGATTATGCCACCTTGATGACAGCTCATACGACTGTCGATGCTACAGCTTCTAATGCTACTACTGTATCATTGAGAGCTAAGGCATACGGTACCGGTGGTAACTCTATTGCTACAACCGAAACATCTGCTACGGCTGCATTTGGTGCAGCCACATTAACTGGTGGGACGAACTCCACTGTTACAGCTTGGAAGGCTATTCGTTATACAGGCGAATCTCTCAATTTCAATATTGAGAACACCAAAACTGCAGAAATCACTCCAACGCGTGTTGAAACTGATATGGTGCAGACATCTGCATCAGGTGCGGGTGATATCAACTTCGAACTGTCATACAATACGTTCAGAGATTTCTTGGAAGCATGTTTCTGCGGTACTTGGGCAGCCGGTGTAGGCGATAATGAAGTGCTGGTTAATGGCACTACTCGCAAATCATTCACAGTTCAGAAACATTTTCAAGACATGGATATTCCACAGTACCACAATTATCGTGGCACATGTGTTGAAGGTCTTACTCTGAAAATGGAAATCGGCAAGATCGTTGAAGGGTCATTTAACCTAATGTCATTCGGGTTGGACTCTTCTACAGGTGTGACCGAAACACAAATTCCAGGTAGTACATTTGGAGCAGCTACATCAACCACACCGATGAATGCTGTCACAAATCTCCAAGATTTCAACATCGATGGAGTGCCATACTCTGGATGCATTAGCTCATTGGGCTTGCAAATCAAGAATAACATCCGTGCCATCCAGTGTCTTGGCTCCTTAGCTCCAAGAAACATGAAGCTTGGTACTCTTGAAGTAACAGGTGACATGGAGTTTTACTTCAATGAAGGATCTAACTTCGAAAAATTCGTAGCTGGTACTGAATTTTCATTTACCTTTACATTGGAAGATGTAGCAGGTAACAAATATACATTCACCTTCGATAGATGTAAGTTTGAAACAGGTGAAGTAGTTGCAGGTGGACGTAACTCCGATGTTATGTTTACTGCTAAGTGGCGTGGACTGTACGATTCAGGCAATTCACGTGTATTACAACTGCTGGCTGATCCAGTATAATAGGACATTTCATGTTCAAATTCGATGCTGACCTTTCAACTTGTGAAACCGGTGTATGGGTTAATTTTGAAGGATCATCCTTCTTAGTAGCCCATATTTCTAATATGAGGTTTCAAAGAGCTTTGGCTCGACTGCAACAACCTCATAGAAAGAAGATTGAAGCGGGTTCATTGGACCCGCAAGTTCATAGAGAAGTAATTTGCAAGGCAATGGCCGAAGCAATTCTTCTCGATTGGAAGGATGTTGGATCCATTAGAGGCGGGGACGTTGTTAAGTACTCCAGTGCCAACGCTCTTGCAGCTTTGATGGGTAACACTGAATTCCGTGATTTCATCAGTGAATTTGCAACTAACTTGTCCAATTATAGATCTGAGGAAGTTGAAGACTTGGGAAAAGCCTAACGCATTGGGTAATCTGGCAAAAAGAATGGGGTCCGAAAGTTGACAAGCTTACAGAAATTGAAGCTGCAACCGGTAGTACCCCATCTGCTTTACTTAATGCGCCAAAACTAGATGCACTTTGCCAAGAGATAGTTTTTGCATATAACATACTGACCAATAGAAGAACTGTAGGACTAAGTATAAATCCTATACAATTATCTGAAATACAGTCATTCATATCTTTATATGGGAATCCATCTATTCCCGTAGATATTTTCATAGATTTAATAGGCGTTATGGATTCTAAATTTATGAGTCTTAATATAAGTAAATAATGGCTACCAATCTACAAGTCAATGCTAGTACTCAACAGGCCGTTGGAGCTTTTAATGCTCTAGCAGCCTCAATTGCTAATGCGACAAATCAGTTTAATCAACTGAATCGCACTATGCAAAATGGTACTGGTAATGCTAATAGATATGCTAATGCCACTACAGCCATAAATTCTGGATTCAATAATCTAATATCATTAGCCAAAATGGCGGCTAATGTTATGACTACATTGGGTACAGGTATTCAGTTAGTCTTTACATCTTTACTGCGCGAGTTAGATAAGTTACAGGGTTTCAATGCTATAATGTCTGTGACAACTAAAAGCACAGAGGATGTAGCTAATTCATTCGATTTTCTACGTAAAACAGCTGACAGATTAGGTTTACCATTTGACGCTTTAACTAGTAATTACGCTAAGCTAGTTGCAGCATTACCTGCAGGTACTGAAGGGCTACGTACAGCTGAGAAAGCTTTTTTAGGTGTATCTATGGCAGCACGCACTTTGCATGCTACTAACCAAGATACACAGTTAATGTTCTATGCTATTACACAAATTGCCTCAAAAGGCATTGTGTCAATGGAGGAACTTCGCAGACAATTAGGTGAAAAATTACCTGGTGTAATTCAAATAGCTGCGAAAGCTCTAAATACCATTCCGGAAGAATTAGAAAAAGCGATTCGCAAAGGTATTGTATCATCTGAAAAATTCTTACCTATATTTGGCGATGCATTAATCCGTACATTTGGAGATTCATCCCAAAAAGCTTCTGAATCAGTTTCTGCATCTATAAACAGGTTGACAAATGTTTGGGTAGATTTTGTCAAACAAGTATTAGATTCTGGAGCAGGTCAAGCAATTGTAGGCGTATTTGATGCGCTTCGTGAGAAATTAAGCGATCCATATTTGATCCAAAGATTTGCAGAGCTTATCAAGTTTTTGGCTGATAGATTCACGTCATTTATATCCAATTTAACAGCTGATGATATACGAAATGGGTTTGATACATTCACCCATGCTATAGAAGCTGTAATAATTGTGATGGATAAGTTGATTAAAGCTTTTACTTGGGTGATCAATAATGGAGCAAAAGCCGGGGCATTGATTGGGGCAGCAGGTGGTGCAGCTGTTGGAGCAGTGGCTGGACCTTACGGTATGGTAGCGGGCGCTGTAGTAGGCGGTGCAGCTGGAGCATATGCTGGTAGCGCTCTATCACCAAGTGCTGATCAATTAGCTCAGAGAGCTTCTTCAGATTCTATTGCTCGTGAAACACAAGCTCAAAAAGCTCGTGAACAAGCTTTATTGAAGTTCAATGAACTGATACCTTTGTTACAAAAATTTAATGGCTTAAATACTTTGAATGGCTTAGAAAACTTATTCAAAGCTGAAAACCTGAATACTAAGACTTTAACAGATCTCAATACCATACTCAATAGTAAAGATTTTAAGAGTAATGCTGACCGTAATCAAGCTGTAAAAGACTATGCCAAGTATGGAACTATATTAGGATCACAGTCTAACATATTGAAAGATGTGACTACATCTTCTAATAAGAAAACAGGTGAAGAACGTAAATTAGATGCATCATTCAACCGCGCTGTAGGATTAGATGCTAACTTTTTCGATGAATGGAATCGATACAATACCCTG